ACCAAATTTACCAGAAAAATTTGTTTCTGAATCTGCACCATCTGGGTTGTTAAGATACGCACCACCTTGTATGTAGTAGCTACCAAAGGCATTACCATTCTCATAGCCAAGATGTAAGTCAGTGCCAGAACCAGTGTAATCTTTACCTGTATAGGAACCATTGTTCTCTATGTTGACATAAAAACCAGCAAAAACGGGTGTAGATAGTGCTGAAGCAGCAGCTATTGTTAGTACTTTTTTAAGCATTATTAAAAAGAATAAAGCTCAATAATAATCGTTTTTATACTAATTTCAATAATTAAGAGTCAGTTTGTACAATTGCTTCTTCTTCTTCGCCATCTAACTTTTGTAATTCTTTAATTCGTTCTTCGCAGCCAAATGCTTTCATCTTTAGCAAGTCACGACCTGTTACTAATTCTTTAATTTTTTCTTGAATTTTGTTGTGTTCATCAACTGCCACTTGCATTTCAAGTTTTAGTTGGTCAATTCGTTTTTGATTTTTCATGTAATTATTAATCTGTTGGTTTATCAGCAATAAGTTTAGCTTTCCACGCATTTTTAACATCTGTAGTCCAAACAGCGTTGCAAATTGATTTTACCTTTTCTGGCTCTGCTGATAAATCTCTATCCACTAAATTATCAGAACCATCTAATTGTCCCGCATTTAGGCTATATCTTTCAAAACTTGAAGCAATTTCCACTCCATCTTTTTTTACTATATTTTTTTTCCTTACTTGTACAATGTTGTACTCACCAACAACTTCTATTTTGTCATATTCAATTGATTCTGTAAGTGCCATTAGGATTAATCTCCAATTAAAACAGGTTTAGGCTTAGTTTATAGACGTAGCTCGGTCTATGCAGTTCTATAAGTAATTGAAAATTGACAGGTGAAAACTGAATCAGTATTTATACTAATAGAAGGTGTGGGTGTATTATCTTTTCTAGTACCAGTTAGGTGCATATTATTACTGTTTTGTTCTATGGTTGAATATGTATCTATTACATTATCAGGAACAGCAAAATTTTCAAGAGAAATACTACCTACGCAATTAAATTCTTTTGTTCCAGATTTTACAGTAAACGGCATATTGGTTATAAACCAAAAACCAGTTCCACCTGAAGAAGCCGTTATATCTGTTCGGCCTGAAACAGTTACTACATTACCTACTTTTACATAATTTGCTCCGTTGGTAGTTCCATAAGTTATTGAGGTTGGACCACCTCCACCGCATTTCCAATCTGGCGTGAAAGTTCCCTCTTCATAATCTTCAAGAATTGATGAACTTGCGCCAGCATTACTTCCAGAAGCAGCAGAAAAGTCAATACCTTTTCCAGATGCAAATGCAATATTTCCATTGGATTTAATCGTTGGTCCTGTTGTATCTTGTGAAGAACTTACTGATGTTCTAAATTGTATATCTTGCCCCGTAGTTGAGTGGTCTATAAAAGCAGTTCCAGATGGTCCAAACAATAACTGATTTCCTTTTAAAGAAGCTTCATGAACAGTTAAAGTATTGGAACTAAAAGTTAAATTAGCTTCACCTTCTAAAGTATTAGCAGAACCAGAGCCAGTAATAAGTCTGTTATCTGCGTTGTTGTTTATTGTTGTACCACCGACTCCCGTTAAACCAGACCCATCACCCGAAAATGCTGTTGCAGTGCAAGTTCCTGTTACTGTAAATCCGCCCGTTACTGTTTCCGCCTTCTTTGCATTATCGAAATACAGTTCAATCGCCCCGTCTTGATTTGCAATTATTGCATTATCATCACTATTTAAAAGCAATTTAAATGCTCCTGTGACATTTGAAATAATACTGTTTGTTCCATTATGAAACAGGGACATATCAGCACCAGTTCCAAAAATACCTTTAGCATTATCAGCAAACTCAAGAGCATTATCTGATTTATCAAAAACTATATTTGCACTTGCACCTGTGAAAGTCACATCTTCATTAAAGTTACTGGCAGCATCTACATCAACACCACCCGCAAGCGTAAATAAATGTATATAACCATTATTTGCTGCATTTCTTATTTTTAAAACATTATTTGTTGTATCAGCAAATAATTGGAACGCATACGTTGTACTAGGTGCAGAAGACCCAGAATTGTTACTTGCTATTGCCTGTAAAACGCTATTTATATCAGCCCTGACAGTTGCCCCAGTAGAGTTATCTATAACATAATCGTGTTGTGCCATTTCCTAAACCAAAATTTTCTCTAAGTATATCCTAAACCAGTATTAACTACCACGCCCAAATCCTGTTGCTGCATATTTAAAGTTTCTGTTTACATTGCTAGATCCATTTTTAACATCTATATCAAAACCTGTTCCAGTGATGTTTGACAGGGTAAAGAAATCTCCTGACTGTGCATTTTCTATTGTTATTCCTATCGAAGGTAAAACACTATTTGCTGCAACGCTAGTACCTGACTGACCTGTAAAAAAACTATCTGTAAAAGTAATAGACTTTGTAGAAGTGCCTGAGGCAATAAACCCACCAATTGAAGCGGCTGCATTACCAAGACTTGTTTCTGTTCTGCTTTCCAGTTCTGCTGTATAACCTAGCTGGTCAATCTCAATACTTTGGGCTGGATCATCTGAATCCATGTCGCATCTAAATTTAAAACCTCTTGCAACAAAAGTTCCATTTACAAAAGGATTAAACTGTGAAAACTCTGCTGAATACGTACAGTTTCCGCTAGTAGTTAATGAAGTTGCAGAGGTCAATGTAAAAGTGTTTGCATTTGGTACAGATTGAATTTCATAATCACCATCAACTCCTGTTCCAGAAGTAAAATCAACAGTAACAAAACCACCAACGCTGTATCCATGCGAGGACTTAGTGATTGTAATGGTTGTGCCTGATATTGCATAAGTGGCTGATACTGACAAATCAGGATCAGAATCAGTTGTTGCAACTAATAATTTAGCTCCCACATCTACAGCGACAGAAGTTCCGTCAAAATCTGTCCAAGTATCTATATTTGCTGTTCTTTTATCTATCAAGTCATTTGGATAGAAACCTTGCGTAACAAAATGTCTTCTAAGCCTTAATGGTTGCTTTCCTCCTAAATCTAAAGTATTTGCAAAACTATATGAACCTCCTGTAATATCAACAGCCCCTAAGAAATCAAAATCAGCTATTGCATCAAAATCACTAACCCCATCTAATAATTCAAGAGATCCAAGAACTAAACCAGTAACTTCATCAGAAAAAAAACAATCAACTTTTGTTCCTTGGAAAGGTGGGCTGTCTAAATCTTCTCTATCTGTTAGAACTATTAATTTAGGAAATACATTTGGCTTTGTATCAATCACAGCAATTGAGGCTGTGTTAGCACTAAGCCTTCCACCATCATCACGAAACTTTAAAAGATAAGTTCCATTTACAATATTAGGGACAATTGACTCGCTGATGTTTCCAGAAAGTTCAGGTAAAACGTCAACTGCATTTGTAAAAGTTCCTCCTGTCGTAAGGTTAGAACTACGAATAACTACGTTCCCACCATGAATAACGTCAACATCTGTTGACTTATCAAAACGTAGTCGTACAAACTGATCTGATAAAGGTTCTATTTGTACATTCTGCACATCTGCTGGTAAAGCTGTTTTTCCAACGGTTGTGAATGTTGTGGTTGCTGGATTTGTACTTGGTTTGCCTAATGCGTTATAACTAAAAACTCTTACCTCATAAGTTCCGTTTAAAGTTTCAAAGATTGTAAAATCTGATCTTGTAATACGCTCTGAGATAAAGTTTTCATTCTGAAATCTATATTGAACCATATATTCAGTTACACCGCTAACAGGTTGCCATTGAATAAATAATTTACTTACAGCCCTGTTATTTAATACCACTATCTGTTCTGTTCCCTGCAAGCTGCTTGGTGAATCTTTTAGTGCAGTAAGTGTTGTTATTGTTCTTGCTGGTAATGCTGTACCATCTTCTACAAAAGCATATTTATTTGGATCATGAACAACAGCAACTATTTGATAATTTAATAATTCTTGTTCTGTTACAGATACAACTCTAAAAGTCTGAAGTTCAACAGATGTATTTTCTATAACCCAAACGCTGTTTGCTTGCGGCACTGAACTAAAGGCAGAATCCACAGTTATGGTTGCTCCTGAGACAGAACTTATTGTCTTAGTTTCCAAAGAGCCGTCAGATAAAATCACAGATAATGTAGCTGAACCTGTTGTTGCCAAATCTGTATTATTTTGATCGTCAACAATAATTTGTGTTGTAGATACTCCTGTTTTTATTCTTCCTCCTCTTCTTACCCCTGCTCTCATAGGGTCGGCAATATTAATTACAGTTCCAACCCTGACTATTGTTCCGCTTTCTAATGATGCTGTAAATGTGACTGTTTCTGCTTCATTGTTTTGTGTATATAAAAACCAACGGCCAAGCCTTGCCGCTTGACCTCTTGATGTACAAGCAAATCCATTTAAGTTTTTTGTTACTATGCCATACTTAGCTTGCAAAGCGGTATCTTCTACAGTCTCATAATCCACCTGTTGAGTCTCATTGTCAAAATAAGAGACATTAACAACAGTGAATTTGGTATCTTTACTAGCACTTGAATAAGAAAAACCAGCCTCAGAAACATTACTTAAATTGTAAATATAACTCGCATCTGTAGGTTTATCACAGCTTACGTTTATTGCCCCTGCTGAATAAAAAGGCATTGCTCTCATGACAGAGGCAAGATTATTAATGGTATCGTATGCAGCCCTTTGAGAATTAAGAACTACATTGCAAGAAAATCTAGCCTCAGTGCCACCCTCCCCATCATCTACTTGCTCGCTTGCATATTGACTTGCAGAGAAAAAACTAAAAACATCTAATGATGATTCTGCAATATGATCTCCAAAACCTTTTGACGTTGTAAGTAAGTCATATAAAATCCAAGCTGGGTCACTTGAAAATTCTTTATCTGTTTTAAAAGTTCCGTTAAATGTACCGCTATAGCTAATAGATCCATCAGCCCTAACAGTTCCATTATGAGGAATTTTTATCTTTGTTCCTCTGATCCTATACATACGCTGGGGCTGGTTTGGGAAGGTGGCAGCGTCAAAACGTAAAGCTACATGAGCAAAATTTGCATAGGCTCTTGATTCATTAATTATTTCTGTAAAAGATGACCATTGAAAACTATCTTGCAATGTTGTTTCTGTACTGTCTGCTGTAGTTCTATTTACTCTAATAGTTACAGGAAAACTAGTCCCTGATGGTAAATTTATTTTATAATCCCTAAAATATGTACTTGCTGTTCTGCCTTTTACAGTGTCAGTTATAACAGTTGTTGTTGTGCCATCATTTTCTATGGTTTGAATTGTTAATGCAACTTCAGCACCATTTATATCGCCATTGTCTTCAAATTTTTGCAGCGTAGGAAACCCAAGAGTTACTCTGACAGCATCAACATTTGTATTTGTTATCTGTCTTGATACTGGTGTGGATTGCGTGACTGTTACACCTACGCTAGTTTCTGATTCTGTCTCTGAAATACCAGCAATGGCTGTTTGATCTGAAGTTCCAAATCTAGGCTCAAAAGTTATATTACGGAAGTTAAAATCTTCATCACTTGGACTTGTGCCAGCCGCTTGTTGTAAGACCTGAGTTCCATTAAGAAAAACGTCTTTTAATGCTGATGTGTTGTATTCAGTTGAGCCTTTGCTACCTGTAGCACTTGGAAAGCCCTCCAGTTCTCCGCTTCCTAGTAATTCAATCAGGGTTTGAAATTGAACAGACTGAAGTGCATCATTAGGAAGATCTGGAAAATTCTCAGGAAATAAAATTTTAGCAAAAGGCTCTATTGGAAGAATCATTAAGTTGTCCCCTCTTTCTGTACAGTGTCAATACCAGAGCTAATTACAACTGAACCTGTAAAAACTTCTCCATATATTATTGGAATTGGAACACCAGCCCTAGATACGTTTTGAATTGATCCAAAACCAAAAGATTGAAAGGTAGGGTCATTCTGTGAAAAGCTATCAGCCACAACACCAGTTGGAATCTCAGGCTGTGGCATTAGAAGTTGCGTTGCTTCGTTTATCAACATAGTTGTTCCAATTGTTGTTAAGGCTGTTGCTAAAGTGCCACTTATAAACGCAATAGATGATGTTGCTGCTAATGCACCAGCACCAACAGATAAAGCACCTATAGCAGCAATTTTCGATCCTACTGCTACTGGAATTATCTGTATATCTTCGTCACTTTGTAAATTTAATAAATCCTCTGTAATTTCCATGCCGCCCATTTTTATTTTATATATTTGATTCATCATATGATTTTCCACCTCTGGAAAGTTTGCAATTAAAAAATGAAATGCCTGTTTTGGACTTGCAACAGCCGCTTCAAAATATGACTGCCCAAGAAATTTTCTTAATCTGCCATAAACTTTTATTTTTTTAAGCTTCATATCTATAAACCTTTTTTGTGGCTTCTATATATCTTAAATCATATAA